CGGGACCTGATGGCCCGGACGGCGAACCATCTGGATTAACTGGCTCAGGCTGTTGCGCTGGTGGGACGATTGGCTGACCATACATATCCACTGGTGGTGGTGTGACGGCAGCTTCGATAAGGCGTTTGGCCTGTTCGATAACCTTGATGTCCGGTGCCTGACCTGCCTTGATAAGGAAGCCAAGGGTCAATGGGTTCATCATATCTTCCGTGCCAGTCAAACGTAGGGAGATGTTTGGTTCTGCCGGTGGAGCTGGCTGCGGTGGTCTGATGACCGTTGCTGGGTCTAGACCGGATAAGGTAGCCGCTTCGCGGAGAACTGGCTCTAGGTTTACCCATCCAGACTTGGCATACATGTTCACAAACTCTTCGATGCGCTGCAAGCGCTGTTTAGAGTCTAGAAGAACCGTAGAGTCGGCGAGGATGGAGTATGCAAGTGTCTTGGAAACCTGCGGGTCAAATCCGGGACCGATGGTATTCGGGTCCTCGTAAAGACAGATGAGGCCACCTAGGACTTCTGCGATTGAGCAAAAGAACTTACCGACCTTGGCACGCTCGCGGGCGATGCGTGTCTGGGAGTTTGCCTGAACTGTCTGAGCTTCGCTCTTGGTTTCAATCTCCTCACCAGTGACCGGCTGACCGGTATTCCAGATACGGTCTAGGTCACGGTTAGCGATAATGTCGAATGAGAAGTTTTCCTGAGGGAATGCGCTACGAGCTACCTCGGTGATGACATTCTGACCATTGCCCTGCACTGGAATAAACGCCTGCCACTTGCCCTGCATGAGATTGTAAAGAACAGCAGGGTCCACGCGATTAACATCGGCGGTTCTCACTGGCAGGCTATACTCCCGCTGCATGATCATCTGTGTTCTAGCCTTGATGATCTCGTTCACCTGTGGTCTACCGACAGCAGAGTCAGACGGAGGAATGGCCTCGTCTGTGATGTAGGATAGCGTTAGGACGCGAATAGGATACTTCTGAGCACCGATGATCTCGCCATTCTCTGCGACTTCCTGCCCCTTCCACGGCTCGTCGATAACGGGAGTTTCCTGACCGTTAACAAAGACAAGATGGTGTATGGCAGAATACTTCTTCTGATCGACATCATAGAGATGTGTCTTGAAGAAGATTTCGTCGAAGGAAACATATTCCTCGTGCCGAGCTTCCGCATCTCGCTCGATATCGCTGGAAATGACATCTTGCGTCTGATCTTCGATGCCGAGATACTTAGTCTTCTGCGACGGATCGAGATTCCAACGACGCTGGGCTTCAGCCCATAGCACTTTACCAGAGCGACCTAGCCACGGAGAATCATCAAAGTCCGACCCACCGAAGTCTAGAGGCCATAGAAAGTCAGAGGGGCTTACGCGCTTCGCGATATAGCGTTTATCTACGATGCGGGGGACCGTTTCCATTGGAATCGGATTCCCATCGTACATTGTGCCAGTTTCTAGGATATGCTGTTGAATGAACGGAGGAAGTGTGGCGATGTCAATGGCCGGAACTTCTACGTCCTCGGTAAGGGCCTCATGTGCTACAATGACCACTCCAAAGCCCGCAGCGTTGATGCAGTCCGGCAGGATTTCGTCCATAGCGGTTTCGATACCAGCATTGACGAGAGAGTCATTGATGCGTTGTTCGAAATTATGGAGCCACGGTGCCATCTCTGGTGACACGGTCTGTGGAGGATGATTCACTCGGACAGCCGGGACTTGGCTGAATAGGTTCGCCTGCTTCTGTTTTGTGAATGACCAGTCAAGATTGACAACCACTCGATCTTCATCATGCTGGGAAGCGAACGGCTTGCCTCTGCGATAGTCTACGTTGGCAGACCAATCGCGTATTAGCTTTCTGCGGTAAGTCTTACACGCAGCGATGCCAGAGCGAAATCTCTTATTCCGCTTCTTGTTTGGATTCTCGGCAGGAGCCTTATCGGTCTTTGGTGTGTCTAGTGAGTCTAGTGTGGCCATTTATTTTCGAACGCTTTCGTCGCCTAAGATAAAGCGAGATTGAGACTTCTTGGGCCTAAGCCATTTTGGAACGCTTCGGCTAATTGGTGTCTTCGCCTGATCGGCTGAGTGGCTAAACAGGAAGTACGCTAAGGCAACTACAGGGTGATCGTGAGCCTGATCTGCTAGGCGTAATGGATGTTTCTCGTCATAACGCTGCAACGGAATCGACTTGATCATGTAGGGTGCGCCGGGATGCATTCCGACTCCCTTGTAGATCTGCAAGCGAGGGATGCCGGGTTCAGCTTCTTCAGCGAGAGCCGTATGGACAGCCGCAGCGAACTGCTCACGGTTGTTGGCTGAGGGTTCCATTGGGATGCCATTATACTCGAACAAGTCCCGCATGGTTCTGGCGTCATAGCCCGTGTGGATGTCAAGGACCGGGTCACAGTAGGTTGATACGATACGCTCAATCCCTAACATTCGGTCTTCGTCTTTGATGCTGGCGGCGATGTCGCTTACGACGGTCTTGAGCCAACGCTTCTCGTGGAAGACGATATAACGATTGCCTAGGTGAGCAATCCACGCACAGTATGCAGGGTCTGGAGCATAGCCGTGGTCATAGACTCTGTAGATACGCGCGTTCTTGACAAGCTTCGCGATGTCTAGTTCGTAGATGACATGGTATGGTTTGCCATCCCGAGATGGGTGGAATGAGAACAATGTATTCTCTTCCATGTATTCGCCACGCAACCAAGCCGCTTTCACGTGCTCTGGCATCTTGGCGAAGCGCTTCCGATACTGCTCTAGGTCGAGGGTGGGATTGTCCTCCATGTCGATGCGGACATACTGCCACTCATCGGGGAAGTAATTCTCGTCATCGTCCTCTTCGTAATCGACATCTTCTTTGTTGATGAAGTAGCGATTGATTTCGCCCATTGACGGGCCTAGAGGGTTGGTCGCTGCACGAACGACGCCACGAAGCCCCATGTCCTTGTATGTGCCAGAGACACGGACGGAGGCGTTGAGCTTCTGAAAGTAATCCCACGGGATAACGGATAGCTCGTCGTAGTAAGCGGCGAGAAACTCTGCTGACAGCAGGTTCAGAGCGTCATCAGCGTGGCCCACATAGCTAAAGAATAGCTTAGAGCCATTCGGGTAGAAAGCGCAGTGCTTTGTCCCGTGATAATGACCCCCGAGATATCGCATCTCCTTGTCGATGTCCAACAAGTGTGACTGCTCAAGCTGCTTCATCGTTTTACGGATGAGGATCAGCGTGCAACCCGGCACAGATAGGGCGCGCATATGTGCGTCGCTACGAAGCATCAGCGATTTACCTGAGCCTCGGGAACCGATGGCCAGTAAGTTGGTGACATCGGACTCGTGGAATGCTACCTGTTTTGGATGCGGGCTGTAGAGGCAGAAGGGGCCGTCTTCAGTGTTAACCCATAGACCTTTCTCCGGGATAGTGCCTGCTGGAATAACACCCTTGTAATTACTCGGTAGAATCATCTTGCGTTGCTTTAACCGGGATCTCTACGACTTCGACTGTGGGCTGTGGAAGCTGCTTGTTTATACCGCCAATGACAATGCCCATCTGAATGGACGGTCCAAGTTGCTTGGTAGCTTCGACTTTCTTGTCGATGTCCGGGTCGAACACGGTGCTGCCATCCTCGTCCTTGGGAATATGCTTGGCAAGGTCGCTGGCACACTTCTGAGCTGTCTCGTAATCGCCTGCTGCGAGTGCTTGCTTCCAAGTCTCGAAATATAAGCGGACAATCTCTTCGGCGCGTTCTCTTAGAGCCTCACGGGCCTTGCGTGCTTTTCCGAAAGCTGCTCCGCCTATCTCTGCCATGTTATGCTCGTTTAAGGATGGTTCGTTCCTGCTCTTGCATGTCGGGTTTTCGAGGACCTCGTACATGCCTAGGGCACGTTGTTTCGGGGTATAGTTGTTCTGTGATTCTGGCTACTTGTAAGGCACAGAACGTAAAGAAAGATTGGAGGGGACTGGGGTCTGGCATTGGCAAAAGAAAAGGGCGACCCTGCGAAAGCGCCGCCCTAAGGGGATTGGTTAGACCGTGCGAATAATATCGATGGTCTTACCGGTATCGTTCATAATAAAAGCTTCATCCCCACCAGATAATGCGATGTCGTGTTTGTCGCCATCTAACATCAGTCGAACATTGCTGGGTCCACTGGGTCCGTTACTCGAACCGCTGAAACCCGTAATCTCGACAAAATAGTCACTGCATTGATACACGTGATACATCTGTGGGCCTTGAAGTTTGGTTGACCAATTGATTCTTACTATCATGCTAATCTCACTTTCTACTAATGTCTTCAGGACCGTCCTAAAAACATAAAGTGATTATAACATAAAGGTCGATGATTGTCAATTAGGATGTCATCACGTTTTAAGATGGTACGGGCGAAGGGACTCGAACCCTTACGATTTGTTTGGAAGACAAATATGCTACCACTACATCACGCCAGTGTATTGAAAATTGGTAGCCAAGGAGGGAGTCGAACCCTCACGCCACAAGGACATACGTTTCTAAGACGTATGCGTCTGCCTGTTCCGCCACTCGGCTAAAGAAAAAACGGATGCCTTTCAAAAAAGAACATAAGTGATTATAGCACGGATTTGATGTAAAGTCAACGAAGAAAGATGGATCGGATGTTTTGTCAGTAATTTTACTGACGAAGTTGGCTCGAATAACCGGGTGGGGTCCATTCTGACCCAGCATTCGAGTTTTGAAAAGTCCTCGGATCAAGTCCGTGACTACCCCACGCCGCCAAAATTTTGACGCCCCCGTCAGTAAATTGACCCAGACGTGGCGCACGCTATCCCCTAGCAAACAAAGGACTTACGCGCTAGTAGAACATAGGCCACCTAACAGGGGACTATATGTCCTCACGAGCGTCAGCGCTTTGACGTCGGTAATGGCTCAGGCGAGCGTAAGTCCAGCGATATCAGCGAGTTAGCGTGGAAACTCCGGTCGAGTTGGTTCGGTTGGCACGCTGCTTGCAATTTCGACCGGCTCGCGTCGCAACGACGGCGCGGACATCTCGGTGACGTTCGGCGGAACAGCCCGCTATACGGGACAACCGAGGGATAACGGAGCAAACGACAATGCTTACCAAGAAGGGCAACAAGTGGTTTTACAAGGGCAACGAAGTCCCGGAACTGATCGGCAAGAACGAGGGCGCGGCACTTGCGTGGCTCAGCGAGAAGGCAGCGGCGCTGGAAGCGAACCAGAAAGCCGAACGGCAGCCCCCCACGAACGTGGCCTATGAGCTTCAGGGGAACACGCTCACGCTCAAGGTCGATCTCTCGCAGTCGCACGGCAAGTCGAAGGGCGGCGAGGGCAAGACCACGATCGTTGCCTCGACTCACGGCAATCTCCAGTTCGACGTGAACGGGCGGAAAGTCTCCGTCGGCCTCAACGCTTACCACAAGTAGGCCGGTATGGGAGAGGGGTTTAGGCTCCTCTCCCATCCTTTGCTGTGAGCGCTTACGAGCGTTGACAGGAACGGATCACCGGGTAACACCAGCAAGCGACGGCCAGAGCGGAATTACAAAATCGTAATTTCGGTTCGGTTCGGGAAGTTTGCGAACGGTTCGACGGTTCGCGAGAATGACCCTTGGACGCGTCCAGCGCCGATCCTGAGCGTTTTGGACGGTTCGACGGGGGTCAGGTCAGGTTCGACGGTCGAGCGCTCAGCGAGGCGCTGGCACGGTCGAGCTAGAAAGTGATACCAAAAGTGGACATACGGATCGACGTGATCGCGATGAACGGTTCAGCGGTTATCCGGGTAAAGCATGGCAAGCGCGCGTCTACTGTAGCGGGTTGGGCTGAGGTATACCGGTATCTGTATATGCTCCCCAACTACACGATCCACCGCGTAAACGTTATCTATCTTCGGTAACTGAGGAAAGGTAATCCAAATGCCCATCATCGTTACAACCGAGACGCTACTCAGTGTCATGCTGCAGGCTGCAGAGTATGTCCCGGAAGGCCTGCGGTCACAGATTGACGAGATCGTTGCCCATATCGCCGACGAGGGATGTCAGCTCGGTGTACTGCCGACTGATACCAAGATCACGGTAACGCGTATCGTCCCGTCGGGTATCGAGTCCCGGCAGGCTAACTGAGGCCGGATCATGACTTACCAGTACACCACATCGGCACTGAAGACGGATTACGTGCATGACGTCATCAGTGTCACTAGGGTAGGCACTCACACGTATGAGTTTTGGCAGCATGGGCGATCCGGTAAGCTGCGTGTCGTTGACGTCATCGCATTGTCCTGTGACGTGCGGTGCCTCTGTCATCATCGCTGAGGTATACCATGAAAGCCATCTCTGACACGCTAGCGCTGATTGCTGCTGCACTGCTGCTGATTGCAGCGGCGTTGCTTGGCCTGATACCCGTGGGCCTTGTCTTTACGCCCCGCTGTAAGACCTGTGGCGGCACCGTGATCAGCGTTCACAAAAGCTGCTGCCCGGAGATTCACCGCATACCGCGCCTGAGGTAAGGAGCACTCAGATGTCCAAGAAGTATTACCGTGTTACGGCCTACTGTGATGGGCCTGTGGAGCTCGTGTCATGGGAATGAGATTCTGGCGGATCGTCGTCGCGCTCTGGTGTCTGTTGTGGGATTGGACGGGATGTCTGCTTGAGGCGTGGGTTTACGGTAAGGACTACGAGAACGCCCATAACGCTGAGCAGATCCACTACTGGCGGTATGCCATCTACCGCTGCCATCTCTCATGGTGTGAACGGCTCACGCCTAACAACTACTGAAGCTGCAGAGCGATTGAGGTACTCCAATGATGCACAGAGGCTTACTCGTGAGGCAACACCCGGAGGTAGCGCGTGTCATCCGTGCTGCCTTCCCGGCCTATCGGAAACAGAAGTTCTCCATCGGGCCGTTCTACCCGATGCGTGTGAACAGTGAGTGGAGCGGCGGCAGTCGCGATTACTTCGCCGTGGTCAATCTCGTCACACTGGAGCGGTATGAAGTAACCGTGGGCCATTGCTACTTCGACGTGGCGTCACACGGTATCAAGAACATCGATACCGAGGTCGTCACAGTAGACCGTGTGGGCAACGTAACGCTGAACGTCTTGCCCGAGGGCTTTGCTCTGGTGTCATGCGGTATCTTCTGCGGTAAGCCGGGGACTGCTGCCGTCTACGTCAATCCCGCCAATCTCACGAAGTTCCTGCCGGGGAGTGTAACGCCATGAGATACCGATTTGCCGTATCGGGTCATGTTGAAATTGACGCGCCGAATGCTGCCGCGGCTGAGGCAATGATGCTCCGTCAAGGCATTCCCGTGGCGTTTACGGCATTCGATAAAGGAACCGAGGCGTTCTGCTTCGCTGTGCCCGTCGGCAAACCCGAGACGGTGTTCTGCACGTGTAACAAACCGGAGATGGTTCAGCAAGTGGGCGTACACGTGACGTATTCGGTCTGCCGTTCATGTGGTAAAGGACAGGAGCACAAGAATGCCGCGTTGTGAAGATTTCCCGTGTTGTGGGCACGAGGCTGGGGATTGCCCGGATTCGTCCGGGCGTATGCGCTGTGTGGGATGCGGTAAGCGTCTTCCCAAGCGCGCAACAAGCTCCATCTGCCCGAAGTGTCTGCGTTCATTCCAGCGTGACGGCTGGCCGGAGGACAGAGATGACCGTTAGACGCCGTAAGCGCAAGATCACATCCCGCCACTTCGCGGTTATCCGCGTCACTGGTGGCCGGTATCAGATTATGCGGGGACGTGGCAAGTCACGTGTTGCCGTACGCTTCATGTATCTGAGGACGTTCTCTAACCGGGCAACGGCGTTGATTGTTGCCCATTGGCTGAAGGGCTAGGCCATGCCATTCTCATACGACATCATCGTGCGGCGACAGGGCAATTCGCGTCAGTGGGGCGTATACGGAGTTATCAAGAACGATGACGGCTCCGTTAACCGTGAGGAGTTACTGGAAGGAGGATTTTTCAACAAGGCGGCAGCACACAAGGCGCAATTCGAGTGGCTTGATCAGGCTGCCGCTAACAGTGAGCGTAGGGTTTACGGGAACCCAAGGAGCTAACGGTGGCACTCACCAATAGGGAACGGCAGCAGTTGTTCGAGGATTTGCAGGCTGTTTTCGCCCGGTATACACGGGAGGGACAATCGCTTCGCACGCTTATGCTTATCGATGACGGTGAACGTACATTGGCCGCTGGCAATATCTGTGAACGATGTGCCATCGATAGGCTTGGTGCTAACCCGGAGTTGACACACGCGCCGGATTGTCCGGTGACGTTAGGCTGGAGGATCAATGGCGAATAAGAAAACCCCCAAGAAGGAGGGGCCGAAAAAACTCATGCTGAGGCGCAATGGGGGACATCGGCGGGAGTATGGGGCATCTCTCGCGTGTTACCGATACCAGAAGGAGGAACTGAAACGCCGTGCTGCCCGTGGCGTAAACATTGACGGAAGTTACCATCCGTGTTCGGTGAGCTATTACCTCAACTGGCTTTTGTGGCGTGACCAGCTATGACACTTCGGATTGAGTTTCACAGTGGCCGCGTATGGGAAATCAAGCGCCCGTCTGCGACCATCCTTCCCTCCCCACAGGCCACCACGCCTGACACCGTAGGCATTCCCATGCTTATGGTGCCCTTGACCGATGAGCAATTGCCTCTCGGCGACGTGAAGTCCATCACCATTACGGGGTAGATCATGAGATTTCTTGCCTCGCGTTACGTGGAACTGTTAGCGCAATTGGCTCTCGTGCGTGAAGCAGCTAAGGATTTTCGCAAGCAGCTTAAGCCGGGGATGTTTATCGAGGCCGAGGTATTGGAGCGATGGCTGAAGGGCCTTGAATCCCTTACCGGAACCGATGAGAACATACCAGAAGCGGTGTTCTGGTGCGAGGATTGCCAGCGTGAGTGCGAGGTCGAATGGAACAATCGCGCGCCGGTATGTCATGACTGCAAGAGCTTACGTGTCCTAGTGGACAGGAGGAATCGATGAAGAGTACGAAGGCGACTAGGCTGCGCCATTACGCGCGGCTGGGGGCAATCTCTCGTGCCGGGAAACTGGCTCACGAGATGCAGGCGATCGTCTAGGATTTCCCGGAACTGTCGGCCTTGTTCAAGATGGTCAAGACGCCGAAGGCGAAGGCCGCTAAAGCGGTCACGGCACAGCCCAAGGCGCGGAAGGCACGCAAGCCGATGACAGCGGCAGCGAAGAAGGCCATCTCGCTGCGTATGCGGAAGTACTGGGCGTCACGTCGAGGGGAGAAGTAACTTGACGCGGGGAATCGAGCAGTGGTATCCTTGGCTCCCCGTGTTATTGGGGGAAAGGATGAGTAGCGAGGATCTTGAGGTAGGCAAGCGATACCGTGTGAGGTATCAGGAGGGTCGGAATCTGATGGAGTTTGTTGGGAAATTTCTCGGTAAGGATTACTTCAAACGTCCGGTGTTTGATTTACCGGGAGGCACAACGGCCATCGATAACCCACACACGGCTGTCGCTCAGGAAGTAACTAACCGGATTGAGGATAAGGAACCGAGGAGGGTGAGACGGTGAGAAGACGGATGGCGGAACCGCTGGGAGTGCGCCCCGCCACCCGACCTGTCAGCTACCGCTCACGTGTTGCGAGGGACTTGATTGTGAATGCGATAACCAGACAAATGCTGCACAAGCTGATCCACGATGGGTCCGGCATGGCGCTGTCTCCCTGTAGACGACGTGTGTGCCATGAGATGCCCACATTGCGTACAGCGACCACGATCGAGGTCTGCCCACGATATACCCGCATGACACCGTGGGCATCCCCCCAAAGCGAATCAGCCTTCCGTGCCGGTTGCCTCTTTCTCGTCACGGACAACCGGAGTCGGGATGCTGAGGCGCAGCCGATCCAGATTCCGCCCGTGGATTTCGATCAGCGCCGTCTCCGCCTTGACGGCATCCTGTGCCCGCTTCAGCGTGTCCTGATTCCAGCCGAAGCGCGACTGCGCAGCCTGCCACACGGTAAGCTGCTGCTTCTCCGGGATGATCGCGAGGACCGTCGCCATCAGCGTCATGAGTGGCGAGGAAACCGCCACACGGCGAACGTTACCGTTGCCCCCACTAGACTTGGAGCCGTCGGCCTGCGAACCGTCACCAGCACCGCCGGAGCGATTGCCGGTGTTGTTATTCAGCCGCCGGAGGTATTCCGCCGACTGGTAAATGGCGTTGTTCCGGTAACCCTTCACGCCGTCCTTGTCATCACGGTGAGACGGAACTTCCGGGAACATCACCTGAACGAAGCGCACGAAGGATGCGCCCCTGCCAACCTCGTTGGCCCACAGATGGAACGCGTTCATGAACAGCGGTGCCAGTTCAGCCCGCTTCTGTGCGATGACGGTGTAGCCCTTGACGAAGTCCGCGAACGGGCGCTTGACCTTGTCGATTGCCTTCTGCACCTTGGCCGAGAGCTTCGGGCTGTCCTGCTGCTTCTCCGCTCTGGCGATTGCTGCGTTGGTCTTTGCCATTTCCATACTCCCTTTACGGGGCGCGTTGATCGCGCCGCCTGCGAATCGTCCTTGCACCAGACATGCCAACTGACAGCTCAGCCGTGCAAATCGTTGAAAACAAACGACTTGCTTCCGGTCGAGCTTGCAAAATTTCTGCGTCAATTCGCGGACACAAGCCGACCGATTTCGCTACAGGGACATCTTGATTTCTCTCATGAGGGCCTAGCCGATGTTTAGGATTTCGTTTGAGCACAAAGACGACACCGGTACGTGGCATCGCGTCGTCGCCCGCCACATACACGAGATGGAGTGTGGCAATGGTTCGATGATGCTGCGTGAAGACGGCAGCGAAGACATCTGGACGTTCTACCCGGAGGTAAGATACATCCGTATCTCGTCACAGCGTTATTGGTGATGTAGCGAAGAAAAAGCGAAAGTCCTTTTTACTGACATGGGACAAAGTACAGGAGTTAACCGATGAACGAAGCAAGCTCTCAGCAAGCGATTCATGAAGCTGTACGCCAAGACGATGGATACCGGCGTCACGTTTCATCAAATTCCTGATCAGTATGCTCCGGCAAGAACTGAAGGAACTAGACTAGCTCGACCGTCCAGAATGACTTATAGGCTCGAATCAACGCGCGGGAATACCTCGGCGCCTGCGACCGTCAAAAAACGGCTGTACGGGCGTTCTGGTGGCTCTGCGAGCGCGTCCTGCCAGCGACCGAAGCGACAGAATCGGACAATTTCGGACGGAAACATGGACCTTCGCCAAAATTTCGTGTTGCGAATCGAACGGTCGAGGCGCAAACTTTCAAGACGCTGCAACGTCGTTTTTGCGACGGCGACATCAGCGCTCACCCATAAGGGAGACAGCCTATGCGTAGCTAAGTAACGGCTCACCGAGTAAGCGATTTACCGTAGTTTGTTGTTAGCTGGGGAGAGAGGGTCACGTGGTAGCAGGAAACACTAACGCATAGTGACCCTCTCTCGTGTGTGAGGTAACGATAATGCTCACCAAGATCATCTCTGGCGCACAGACAGGGGCCGATCAGGCCGGTCTGGTAGCTGCCATCGAGCTGGGTTTAGATACCGGGGGATGGATTCCCCGTGGGCGGAGAACCGAGGCTGGCCCGCTGGACATCGAATTGTTCCGGCTGTGGAGGCTTAAGGAACATGACAAGTGGTCATATCCCCCACGCACTGAACAGAACGTCATGGAGTCGGATGGCACGGTCATATTCGGGAATCTGAATTCTCCCGGATGTGCGCTGACCGTGAAGCTGTGCAGGAAGTGGCACAAACCGTGCATCGGAAATCCCACGACGCCCGAAGCACTAAAGCTGTGGGTCACCGAGAAGAAGATCAAGACTCTGAACGTCGCCGGTAACAGGGAAGAAACCAATCCCGGCTTACACGAGATCGTGAGGCGGTTTTTACTTGTAGCTTTCAGGTAAGGAGATACTGAAATGCCGAAGTTTGAGAAACGCAACGATGGGACGACAGTTCGGGTGCTGCCGCCGATGCGTGGCGTGCCGTTCTATAGCGATTGGCTGCAAATTCTGCTGGCTCGTGGTGCCGCGTATGAGACAACCAATGAGGCGGGTGAGGTAACCATTAAGCCTCTCGATAGGCACCAAGAACAGCGCACCATCGAGGAAGACGGCGAAGCCGGGATCATCTGTATCGGCTGCGGACAAGCGGTATTCGGCGAAATCCACGAGTCATACAAGACCACGAGATCGCGGATTGTCCCCAAGCAGTTCGAGAAGATCCGCATCGGGGGGTTCATACAGATTCCCGTAGAGGAACAGGTGGCCCCGCGAGAAATCATCCGTAAGTGGCGTTTCAGCCCGGTGATGAAGCAGGGCATCGGCTG